TCACTCATAGTATAGTATATAGCACGACCTAATTTGTGTCAATTTTGGTGTCCGCTAAATACTAGATAACAGGAAAAGATTGTGCCAAGATTATCGCTTTGGAAAGACGGAGCTCATACTAACGATTACAAATACATGGACCGTAACATTAGTGAAATGTTTACGGTAGGTGGTACTGGTATTCTTGTTCACAAGTATCTTGGTACCACTGAACAAAATCTCTCAAAAACAACTAGCGGTGCACAAGGCACACCTGGTGCCACACTTGCATTTGCTAGCACTGCAGACATTGATTTAGGAATGTTTGTTACTGCATCAGGCGTTCCTACTGGAACTAAAGTTGCAGCCAAAACAGCAACAACCGTTACGCTGAGTGCAACCACCACTGCTGCTGTAGCAGCTGGAGCATCAGTTAAATTTTATACAGATGCAGCCAAACCCAGTTATACAAATCAATCTGCACTAAACATTCAAGATTTGTTATTTTTAGAAAACAGAGACAGAAAATACGATCCGGATGTATATTCCATGCGTGGTATATATCAGGTCCAAGATGTAACATTTGATCTTAGTCAGTTTGGTATGTTTTTGCAAACTGGCACACTGTTCATGGTGTTCCATATCAACGACATGGTTGCCACTCTAGGGCGCAAACTAATGCCAGGTGATGTTATTGAACTAATGCATCTTAAAGATTATTATCCGCTAGACGATAGTTTACCTGTTGCTCTAAAAAGATATTATGTTATTAGTGATTGTAATAATGCCGCAGAAGGTTACTCGGCCACTTGGTGGCCTCATCTATGGCGCTGTAAGATCAACCCGCTTACAGACAGTCAAGAATACAAAGATATTCTCAATCAAATCAAACTTGATATTGATCCTATCACAGGCAATACTGGAAATGTAACTTTAGGATCAGTATCTAGTATTATTGGCAAGTACATTGAAATCAATGATGCAATTTTACGTGAAGCCGAAACAAATGTTCCATATAGCGGTTATGACATAAGCACACTTTACATAAAAAGTACTGAACCCGGTGGCGGTCCTGGAGATCCTAGTGGCGTAACAGCTGATAATGATACCAGTACTGCAGATGGTAATATTATCAACACTGATGCAGGGATAGCATCACCAGATGCTACTATACATGGTTACTTAACTGGTACAGGTGGAGCACCAAACGGGCTACCAGTATATTCAGGGATAGCATTTCCCACTAATCCACTTGTAGGCGATTATGCATTAAGAACTGATTACTTGCCTAATAGGTTATTTAGATGGGATGGTCGTCGGTGGGTCAAAATTGAAGATAACGTTAGAACAACGTTAACACCCGGACCAAACAACACCACATTGCGTAGCAGCTTTGTAAACAACACAGACACATTTATTAACAACAGTGGTAATGTCACAGTAAGACAAAGTTTAAGTCAGGCTTTAAAACCTAAGGCAGATAATTAATGGCTCAACAATTTTTTTATGATGGACAGATAAGACGATTTTTAGTTCAATTTATAAGAATCGTAAGTAATTTTGAAGTAGAATTTGGTAAAGATCGTGATGGTGTTCGTGCATTACAGCGAGTGCCTGTTTATTATGGAGACCCTAGTAGGCAAGGTGCAACTATACTAAGACAAAACAGTGAAAACATAATGAACGCAGTGCCTGCAATGAGCGCCTATATCAGCCAATTTTCATATGACCAAACCAGAGTACAAGAACCTTACTTTGTAAGTAAGATGCAGTTACGTGAACGGCAATATGATCCCGAAACAGGCTTGTATTCTAATCAACAAGGCGATACTTATACCATTGAAAGATTAATGCCTGTTCCTTATAATCTTGAAGTAAAATTAGATATTTGGACTAGCAACACTGAACAAAAAATGCAGTTGATTGAACAACTAGCCGTATTATTCAATCCTTCATTTGAAATTCAAAGCACTGATAACTACATTGATTGGACAAGTTTGAGTTATGTACAATTAACTAATGTTTTGTGGTCTTCGCGCATAGTACCGACTAATGCAGAAGAATCAATTGATATAGCTACACTAACTTTTACTATGCCAATTTGGATTAGTGCTCCAGCTAAGGTAAAACGTCTAGGGGTAATTCAAAAATTTATTGGTAGCATTTATGATGAGCAGGGAGCGTTTAACGAATCAACTATTTTAACTAATCTTGTGTCACGTAGATATGTAACTCCGTTGGACTATGGATTATTCTATTCTGGAAATCAATTGCAATTGTTGAAACCACAAGAAGTAGTCGACGGTAACGATAACATAATTAGCGTAACACCGCCAACTACCTGGAAGTCAGTTATAGAAATTTATGGCACTTTGATTACCGGTACTACTGAAGTAAGATTGGCATTGCCCACAGGAACAGAGCTTATTGGCACAATTGCATACCATCCAACAGATCCTTACATTTTACTTTTTGATCCATTTGAGGATACACAACCTGTTAACACGCTTCTTCCTGTTAATGCCATTATAAATCCGCAAAAAATTAAAGTGGATAGCAATTTGCTTTCCCCGGCAGCAGGTACACGATATTTGCTCACAGATAACATTGGCAACGTTGGAAACATGGAAGGAAGCGTTGTTTGGGACGATTTAGTAGCATACGCAAATGATATAATTGAATTCAATGGCTCACAATGGCAAGTGGTATTTGACAGTGGCAGTGAACCGAACACAGAATATGTAACAAATACATTAACAGGTATACAATACAGATGGACCGGAGAGGAATGGGTCAAAGCAGTTGAAGGTGTTTATCGAGGTGGTGAGTGGAGTCTAATCATATAGGATGTGGTGCTTTAATTTATAGTAGAGTAACGAAGAGATATCTTTTTTTACTTAGGAATCAAAAACGCCATGCAGGTTCATGGGGTCTAGTTGGAGGCGGCGTTGAAGTAAACGAAAGTCCTGTAGAAGCATTACGCAGAGAAATTGTTGAAGAGATAGGCTCAATTGTTCTTGAAAAAATAATACCTCTTGAAAAATTTACTGCTGATAACACAAACTTTGAATATCATACCTATTTACTCGTAGTTGAGAATGAGTTTGTTCCTGAATTAAACGACGAACACCGTGGTTATGCTTGGACTGCCATAAGCGATCACCCTAAACCATTGCATCCAGGTGTGTGGAGAACATTTAGTTTTCGCAGTATAATTGATAAAATTTCAACAGTGGAAACTGTTATATGTCAGCCGCTGACACAAATTGTCTAAAATCAATTTGCTTAAAGTTCAAACAGTTTTTCCATGCTTCGGGTGTCCTAAATTTTTTTGTCGGGCAAACTCTAATAAATTCAGTATCAGAATAAGTTTCCATAATATTTTTTAAACATACTACCCAATAATCTTCAGTCATTAAATAATCCAATGGCGGGTAGTTGTTTGTTCCGGCAAACATATTATAAGTATTGTTAGGAGTGTCTATACCATCAAATCCTAACATAAAAATTCTTTTATGGCCATCAAACGCTGCCATATAAGCAGACATTGCCCCGGCATTAAAATTTGGATTTTGTGGCAGAAAGCTAAACTTATCTGGATATAGTTCTAAAAATTTTGAATTAGCATAAAATACTACGCCTGTGTTGTCTTTTGTCGTCTCAGCTATTTCTTTTATAACTCCATCTCCGACGCAGCTGACAAAATCTAATCTAAAATTCCTATAAATTGCATTACAACCGTAAGTGAAAAAATTTCTCCTTTGTCTTTTTGAAATCCACGGCGTTGCAGCACCCCAAGGCGTAGTTTCTCTATATGGAAGAAAAATAGTTAAATCAAATTGATTGGCAGTAACGCCGTTGCCGACCACAACAGCGTGGTCTGATAAAGTTGGAAATTGTGGGATAGCAATATCTTCAGTTTGGTAGCGCCACTGGTCTTCAATGTATAATCCTACTAAATTTACAGGTTCTTGTTCGATATCTTTACGATACAACTTTTGTAATACTGTCATTAAAATCTCCCAACAACCACTTCGATAGTTTTAATATCGTTGTTTGTAATATCTTCTAAACTTTTACCTAGAACACAACCTGGCCTAAACATGCTGAAATTAATAGCCTCGGCCACACCTGGTGTGTTGCTTGTGACTAAAACTGTGCCTTTGTTAACAGGTCCTCGAACTTGGCATGGTACACGACCTGTAAATGCTACTGGCAGTCCTTCACTGGCTGCATTCATCAAATATCCCGGATTGGTAGAAATTACTCCGGCCACTCTAGTGTCATGCGTAACTGTAGTAGTTGTAACTTCTTTTTCGCCACCAAATACAACCACAGTACCCGGAGCATAATCTTGATCGGCGGTGTAATTTTCTGCCAAGTCAGCATATCTTGCTTGTTGCGACACGCCATAAATTACATTCCACCAGGCTGTCGTACTACCTAAATTTTGAGAAACATTACTAGTAGGTATAATCCAGCCACCGGTATTAATGTTTCCGCTAGTCCATGTTGTTCCGGTTACAGATAAATTTGAAAGAGGAGCAGTATTGGCGACTCCAACATTGCCTGATCTATCAACTGTAAATCTTAGTACTCCAGGTTGAAAAATTCTAAACGCACCCGAGGAATTATCAATTTCGTATTCTACAAAACCCGATGACTGGAATTTAATACCGGCACCATCAGCCAATCCATTATCCATATTGATAGCAGTGGATGTTATAGTTCCGGCTATACCAGCTCCGCCACGAACTACCAATGCACCAGTTGTTGTTGATGTACTGGTAGTGGTAGCTGCTGCAACAATGTTACCAGTGCTTTCATGTACGCCACCATTAAATAATGCACCACTGATACCAACACCACCTCTACTTACTATAGCACCTGTTGTTGTGCTTGTACTTGTAGTTGTAGCTGCTGCAACTATATTACCTCCAATTATACCAACACCGGCTATACCAACTCCACCGTTTACAACCAAAGCACCTGTTGTGGTCGAAGTTGATGTGGTTGTTGATGTAATCACTAAATTGCCATTGGCATTATTAAAAACAATATTTGCGCCGGTAAATTGATTGCTATTGTTGTATTGCAGCTGACCTGTTGTTCCGCCTGGTGCGCTGCTAAATGCTGCTCCGTTTCCAGCCCAATATATTCCAGTGTCTGTCAATACACCGTAAGCTCGTAAATTTCCAGAATTAGGATTGTATGTTAATGCAGTGTTTATGTTTTGTGCCGCATTACCAGAAGTGGCACTTACAAAAGTTACATAAGCTGTTCCTGAGGATATGTTTGAGGTAACTTGTGTATTTATAGCGTTAGTAGCAGTTCCTGCTGTGCCATCTATGGCTATCCCGGTCAAAGTTTGTGCTGCACTAGAACGATTGTAGTTTACACCTGTAGTTCCAATGAACAATGTCCCGTAAATAGTGCCATTGAGTCCACTGGCAAATACATTGCCTGCAACACCTAGGCCGCCTGACAGAACTAAAGCACCTGTCGTTGTGCTGGTTGAATTTGTGGCATCAGTGAAAACTATATTTCCGGTTACACTATCATATATTGCATTTGTTCCTCCTGCCACACCAGAATTGTTAAACTGTAAAGATCCGTTTGTGCCAGTAGCGGGTCCTGTAATAGATTGATTATTATTAGCCCAATACAGGCCAGATGTGTAAAGTGAACCTGAATATATGTTGCCACTTACACCAGCGCCGCCAACTACTACTAGTGCTCCGGTACTGGTATTGCTACTGGCTGTACCAGATGCAGCAACTATATTTCCTGATGCCCTAATAGTTGATCCTGTATTAACTGCGCCGCTTATACCTGCACCGCCTACAACAACCAATGCACCACTCACAGTGTCTGTACTTGCTGTTCCAGAATAAGCTACAATATTGCCGCCGCTTTTTAGAGTTAAAGTATTATTAAGATCGTTAAAAAATCCTGAGTTAGGTGTCACTGTACCAATTGCTGTGTTTTGCAAGCTGCCAGCTGTCAATGCGCCACCTATATAAGTATCACCACTTACACCAGCACCACCTCTTACTATTAAAGCACCTGTTGTCGTACTCGAACTGGCTGCGCCTGAGTTTGCAACAATATTTCCGCCCACATTTAGTCTACCGGCTATGCCTGCGCCACCCGATACTGTTAGTGCACCTGTTGTGTTATTTGAGCTTACAGTTGTGTTTGCTAGAACAAGTCCGCCAGATTTTATTGTACCATAGGTGTTGCCAGTGAACACATTACCAACTTCTCTACCCGAATCATACCATTCTAAATAGCCGCTACTATTCACCCAACCTAAGAATGCGTGTTCATCCTGATAATCATAATAATGAAATTTCAAGCCAATGTCTTTGCCATCGTTGAAAGTCCACGGAACCAAATTGGCTTGTGTGTGCAAATCAATCACTGCATCGCTAATGGATAAATTCTGTTGACCAATTGTAAAAATATTGCCTTCGACCTGGAGGTTGCCGGTAATTCTTGCAGTAGCAAACACCGCATTGCCGCTGCTTAAATTGTCTGCAACAAATGTTGAAGCATAGCTGGCTGCAGGAGCACTAAACGGATTACCATTTGAATATAAAAAATTATCTGTTTTTAATGATGTAACTGTAATTGTACCTGCTGTGACATTTGCGTAGCCTGACACTATTAAATTGCTGTTTGTAACACCAGTGTCGTCTGTAAATGCTACAACAAACGTATTACCGCTTTCACTCCAAACAAGAGCTACATTGGACTTGACCCCTAAATTTCTATTAACAAGGAACCCAACATCAACATTGGCTACAGTAGAATCACTATTTAAAATAGTGATAGGATCTTGTAGTTTTGCTTTTGTAGTGTCAGATTGTATAAATCTAGTTCTGGTTAATGCCATCGCGAATCCAAATAGTTTTTGTATTTATGGAAAAAACAAAAGGGTCATTTAGACCCTTTTTGTATGAAATGTTTGTAAAAATTACAATCTTCCTACTACTACTTCAATAACACCTTCTAATCCGTCAAAATCCGCTAAAGCTTTTCCAATTACTGCCCCAATTTGAGGATTGTGATCTGGTCGGGCAAAGCCGCTGCCGGCACTCACTAGCATGTCACCTTTTTGAATTTTGCCCCGTACTTTACACGGAGTTCGGCCTTGAA